AATGCCGCGATATATTTTATCGGGCCAACGTCCGCTTCAACTTTTCGAACTTCTGCACGAATAGGTGCGGCTTCGTCGTTAAGTTGGCTAATGATCTTCTGGTTGGCTTCAATGTCTTTGGAAAGAGCAATGCGATCCCTTTGTTGGCTTTTACGTATAGAATTGGATTTGTCCGCACCTTTTTCGTCCTGGGATCGTGCCATAACTTGGTCCACAGCTTCATCCATTTGTTTAAGTTGCTTGCGGTCACTTTCAATATTTTCTTTTGCCGTTTTAATTTTCTCATCATATATTGATATCCTTGATTGTACGTCGCCGGAAACTAGACTTTGATCTGAGTGAGCTTTACTTAAGAATCCAAAAACGCCAATGCTTGTAATCAACATCAGTACTGCTATAGCAGGCATCATATAGGCTTTAAGGAATACAGGAGCACGTTCCCAATTTTGTTTGAGCCAAACAGTAAGACTCAGCTTACCCAACTCAATTACTACACCCATGATCACAATGGGAATGACCATAGCAGGATAGATCGCGACCAATCCTTCTACGGAATAATAAATGGCTATGGCACTAATTAATAGGCCTGATAGCAGAGTTAAGTAACCGACTAGCATAATATCCCTTATTTATTTGTAAAACTGCCACCCATTTGATCCAACTTGTTGACAAGCACGTTCTTGATAATACTGAGACTTGCCCTTGATAACAACTTCAGTTTGGAACACCCTACAAAATCCATCACCGATTGGATACGTATACACCACACGAACATGTCCATTGGCCGCATTATATTTTGACCACCAATCCACGATCTCGCCGTTTTGAGTGTTGTTTAGAGCAACAGCTACAGCTCGTATCAGGAGTTGTTCGTCCTCCGGTTCTAGACTATTGCCCCAACCCCAAGCAAATGCTTGAGTACTACAGAGCAATAAACTAATTATTAACCACTTCCCAGCGGCCGTCAAATTTTTGGCAAGCGAGTCCACGTTGTTGCACCATGTTTCCATTTAGGTTAATATAATAAATGTATTCACCACAATTTTTAGCAATACCTGCTTGTTTGATAGTGATACGATCTAACTGATTATCAGTACACACCATAACATCCTTAGTACGCTGGCCCTGAGGCGTTGATACTGTTTCACTTCGCAGATTACACATCTGTTCTGTGGGCGGTCTGTTAGGTGTTGAACTGCACCCCGATAACAAAGCAATAAGAGCAAACATTAGGACAATAGATATCCACATGATCTCTTTTACACGATAAGGATGCATCACTGCACCTTTTTAGCGTCAAATGCCGAAGCCAATGTTTGCACATCTTTTTGGCTAATCTTCAACATAACAAACGCACGGTAATTACCTTGCTCTGGATTGTAGGTTACAACCTTCTGATCGACTCCGTAAGTGCGAAGTACATTATCTGTGATCTTGTTCACAATAACATCACTAGCATGTCCTTTGCCGATTGGATTAGCTGGATTGCCGGATTCTGTATAACTGATCGAAGTTGTATTTGACAACTCGCCTGCTACACGATCTGCAATTTTAGCTTTGGCCTTGAGTGTTGCTTTCTTAACAGCCATCTCCATGCTTGGGCTTACGTCTTCGGCAACTGCATAATACATGCCTTGGCGATCCCAAATCCATCCTTCATTACCTTTGTCTGCGTGATCCAAATACCAACTAGGTACCTGTTTCTCTTTGACGTTTTCGGTTTTCAATGTAGTCATGCCCGAACAAGCTGTAAGAGCAACTACGATTGGAACTAACATAAACTTCTTCATACTACCTCCTGTGTGTGTTGATGTATAATTGTAACACGGTTTTACCTGTGTGTCAACCATTATCGTCTCATTTTGGAAATATCAACTGCTTGTTCGTCCGAGAATACCGGAACAGCATTTGACTTGTGCATAGTAGCAATACCCAAAACTTTAGTTCCTGTGTAGACTTTTGGAGCCGGAAGTGTTGCATTCCCGCCACCCGAATCTCTACTAGGAATATGGGCTGTGGTATTACGACCTTCAGGAATCTTCAAACTATACCCGGTACTAGTTAAGTTACCAGCACTCATAGCACGTTTGCGTTTCTTTTCTTCCTGTTCGATACCCTGTCGTTTGAGCAGTTCTTTCCACGCACGATCAGCTTCTTCAGCCTTACGCTTGTGTTCGGCACTGGCCCATTTTACCTTGCCTCTTTTCTTGCCTGTAGTGGATAACCACGGGCCTTCCAAATGCATACTCATATATCACACTCTATAAAAATAAATGTAATGAATAAAGCCAAAATCCAATGGCCTGTAAGTATAAGAACGATTGGTACTAGCCAAGCCATATTATACTGTTACAGTTTCGGTTTCTGGAATCGCAACGTGTACTTCACGCAATGATAATACTTGTTCAACCAATTTCTTGTTTAAACCAGTAAAACGAGCGATAGTACCGTCTGGCATGATTTTAAGCGATCCTGCGACTACCCAAATCTGTTTACCACTTACATCGATGCCGGCTAACTTGCGGACAACACCATTAACGATGCCTTGCGGAGTAACCTTACCAATATTCCAGTAGTAGGTACCGGCATTACCAGACCAAATTTGCTCATCGCTACTATTAGCCTTACAAAACTTCTTAACTGCATTAATCGTAATATCTGCGTTCATAATGAACCTCCTTTGATTATACTACAGTAACTATTATATGGTTTTATCTGTAATAAGTCAATACCTAATTTTACCAAAATAGTTTAGGTAAATACCTCGGGAGGATATGCTATGTCCAAAATACTATCAATTTTATTAGTAACATCTACTGTAGCAGGTTGTGCTTGGATAACACCAACAGCACCATTTGATTCAGCGGAATATAACACTATAAACAGGATCTATACAGATGCAGAGTGGTATAAAGCAGAATGTGACGATCAGATTAAAACCAAACAAAACTTCTTTAATCTAGAAAGAGAAACGAGACTTTTGGTAAACTACAGTAAAGATCTGCCTAACAATGACAGCACGATTGTTATGACGCAGAATTTGGATAAGGTAGTTGGAGAAGCATATAAGGCTTACCAAAACAATGAAACCCGCACTAAATTTTATTGTACTTTGAAATTAAATGCAATCGAAGAAGCCGCTGGAACAATTAAATCAGCAGTAGCACAACGTAGGAGACCATAATGGACCCAATTCAGCAATTAACACAATTAATGGGCTATCCGGCAGTGAGCGGACGTAGCCAGCAGGCAGTTCAAATAGCGCAGGCTATACAGGCTAATCAAATTACTAGACAAGAAGCCGCAGAGTTATTGGAAGATTTAAAAACTCAAAATCAAATAGAAGGTCAGGCAAACACTCTGCAAGAGCATCTTGCTTTTGATCAAGCTGTTTCTGGTTTGATTATGTTGGTAAGCGCAACGGCTTAAGCGCCGTAGAGTTTTTTACGCTTGTCGAGAAGTTCTTGGCATGTAATACAACGTGTTACACCCTTGATTGCTTCTCTTCGAGCTTGTGGAATATCTTCTCCACAATCTTCACATTCTTCCAGACTAGGTTGTTCTGCTTGCTTTTCTAGCTTGCGTCGAACATCTGCCACAGCGTTCATGTGTAAGTGAATAGAATGAAGTTGAGCCATTTCGGCTTCTTCTTCGTTATTATATTCAAAATCATCTTTGTTGTTCATAGCAGATCGATATTAAAGTTTATAAGTGCATTATTGTATATGAAAACTTTAATTTTGTCAACCCCAGCGTTGTTTATAAACATTTAATGCTTTCATCCTAGCCAACGCTAATCTTATTTTCACATAGTCACTGAGTTCTGTATTGCGTACTATTTCAATACGGTTACGATTTCGACCAAATACTATATCATCGTCTACTATCAGTTCTTCTGGATCAGTCGGCGGGTTTATCGCTATCGTCGATTTTAATCGTAGTTTTGGTTTTCCATGGGCCCGAACGTTTTTGGTCACATGCCGCGTCTGGGCAACGACAGGAATAGACATATTCGCCATCCCATTTTGAGCCTTTATCATCAAAGCTATAGTGATTAAAATCAAAAACCTTTTCATTCCTAGTCCTCATTAGCATAATTCCCTCCTTAGGGTGCATATACTAATAACGCCTAAGGAGAGGGTTTAGTTGACAAAAGAAAAGCACCCGAAGATGCTTTCTGCTATTTTGGATGACAAGGTATAACTACCTCGCAAGAGCGGTTTCTTAGGCCGCTAATTCGAACGCGAAGTCGTTGCTAGCAACTTCTTCTACGCTGAAAGTCTTGAATTCAAATGTGTTTGCATTTGTATAATTTGCTTGATTTACAGTCATCGCCTACTGTGTTGCCGTCTCTACTATCTCGCCACGTCGAAGCCAATACAGGCCCATCAAAAGTGTACCAGCCTGGCCAGCTTTCGTATCGAATACTATACGATACACTTTTGGTGGACCTGCCGGGAGTCGAACCCGGGTCCGCAACGCCTTCGCTTTGAAGGAATTACAACAATAACTTTAATTATACTATCTTTTGACGAGCCCGTCAAGACCTACTCTCGCCTAATAATAATCTGGAATTGCTATGCAACTACGCTTAACGGATAATATTATTTAACGCTTTGCAGGCGTGAATATCATCATTAGACTGTAAGAACCGGGCTTATCAATACTTGGACTCCATTTGGATCCATTAGTAACACTACTACCACTAGGGTTATTATTGTTAACAGTTTTACCGCCTTGATTTCCACCGCAGAATTGCAATGTACTGCCTAAATTTGCATATACAAAATTAACGTGACTACCTTTGGGATTTCCGTAATCCCAAATGGAAATATCCCCGGGACTGGCTGATTGCCAATTGGTTGCAGTTGTGCCACGCTGATATTTTACAGTACCGCCCCATTTACTTGGATTGGCATAAATCGATGCTACTCCTAAATCTTGTGTATATTTGTAACCAGTATTTTTTAATGTAAAATTAACAAAGCCTGCACACCATGGAGTTTTTTCATCTTGTGCCCAAGTACCACAACCTAGATCTTTGAATATACCTACGATATTTTGATTTCCACCAGGACCTAACGGTGCGGCACCTCTAGTCCAAGTTGCGGCTTCTGCTAGCCTTGCATCAAGGAAGGCTTTAATATCGCCATTAGTTTGAACAACAGTACCTGGAGGTGCGCTTGTTATAGCCGGTGCATCTGTGTCTGGCAATGCAACTGAAGCAGGTTGATCTCCGCTTACAGTTGTTGTGCTTCCCGGATTGGATGGTTTATCTAATGGAGTTAATTCCGGAACGGACATCGCTAAAGTGATGCTAGGATTATTTCCGTTCATCGATGGCTCACCGTACAATACTACCTTTTGTCCGTTGATAATAACGTTAGGACTTTTGTAGAGATCATGAACGCCAGGATCACTACTTAATCGTTGTATGCTACTGCTTATCCATGGGGTTGCCATATCTATTCCTTGTTAAACTATTATTTAACCAGGGCGATTCCGGTAGTGCCTTCCATATACTGATCGGCCGCATCTTTCTTGCTTGGAACAACAAAAAATACGTGATTGCGCTGTAGTGTAATCTTTTCTGAATTACCTAAAAATACCCAAGGAATCATGCCTAATCCGCCCTGACCCATAGTAAGTGCTAGAGGACGACTGATTGTAACACTATCTTTATCCTCACTTTCAAAACGTGCAATGATTTCATCACCGTTGATAATTTTAATACTGACAACGTCTCCGTTGCTCAAACCTTTGTTAATTAACATAATTTCCCTGTTCGTCTATTTCTTGCCAACTATAATCGCCTAGGTATTTTACCTGGGCTATATAATCGTAGTTTTCTGGTTTACCAGTGGACCAATCATTTGGTCCATGATGTGTTAGTATAGTACATTTATGCCTTGTGTCCCATGCTAACCAATATATTTGACCATGGGCTACTTGGAACTGATATTTGGCTTCGTGTACTGCATCTGTAATTTCTAGTCTGCGCTTAATGCCAGCCGCTTGTTTTTGTAGAACAGCTACCAGTTCCATTATACGATTGTATTCTTGTTGCCCGTGTAGTCTAGCAATATTGACCATTAGGTCTTTTTGCTTTTCTACAGGAATTAGATCAAATGCAGGACCGCCTACTTCTGTAGGGTAAGGTGTTACATTCCTATTAAAAAATGCAACTAATCCTGTACTAGTTGAATCGTAGCTATTACGACCTTTGGCTAGGTTGGACATATTCCCCTACCATTGGAAATACTTCCGAAATTACTTTTGCACAGGCTATAGCAACTTCTTGGTGTTCTTTTTGTGTACCGTTGGCACTACGTAATTCAATAAAGTGTACCCATGAGCGTAGGGTGCCGTTCATGTATATACGGCTTTCAATTAGACCTTCTGGTAATACAGCTCTTGCTTGTTCTTTAGCTATGCCACGACTGACAGCCCATTCGTAGGTTTCTCTTGACTTAGCAATGATATCTCTTTGTAAGTTTTCCCACTGATATGCGATCTGGCGGTGCATATCATCTTCGAGGTTGAGATCTCTTGAATTTTGTCTGTTGGTTGTGTCTTGCAGTCTTGCTTCTCTTGTGACAAAGTTAAGGTCTTTAGTAGGGTCTGCGTATCGCTGAGAAAATTCTTGAAAGCTAAAAGATCTATGTCTGAGGATCTGTCGGGCAATATCACGGGTAGTTGTGATTTCGATACAGGCTGAGACCATTTCGAGTGGACTCCAGTGCTGGTGCTTGACCAAGTATCGTATGAGTTTCTCCGATGTTTCGGTGTTAAGTTGATTGGAGGGATTGCTGACACGGGCGCAATAGGCAATGAGCTCTTGTGCGTCATTAATTCCCACGCTTGCAAATTCTTCAGTTGGCTGGCTGTAACTAAGTAGTCGAACATTCATTTATTTTTACTTTCTGGTTATATGCTGTGCTATGTTGTTTATGTTATCTTTTCTGCGAGTGTTCTCACGTTCTAGATAGGAAATTTTACCTGCTAGGATTTTAACAACTCTTTCGAGTTCGTTGATGCGTTTTTCTAGTTTTTCAATTTGTGGATCTTTAGGAGTCATTTGAATCTTTTGGAAGCTCGCATAGTGCTTCTAACATTTTGTAATGATTGTAGGCTTTTTTAAGTGCCTCGAAGTGTTCTAGCTTATCAGGATCAGGTACAAGTATAGCAAGGCGTTTGTTAATATCTTCGAGTGTTTTAGTAATACTAATACCTTTGATCGTTACATCGCCATCGAAGTTAGCTTCGCCTGTTACCTGTAGACTTGATTGGGCATCGTTAGCAGTAATATTACTCCAACTGTATCCGCCGGCACCACTTCCATATATTAAACCACTACCACTAGATCCGCCGTTGCTAATCGTTATATTTCCATATGATGAAGTTGAATAGTTTCCCATGACTGAAGAAACACTAGCACCGTATGACGACAAGTCGGACATGTCTATGGCCATAGTGCTGGCATATTCAGTTCCACCTACTGTGATAGTGTTGCCACTATTATTAGGATCATTTAGTGTCAAAGTATCGTTTGAGTTCTGTGAATCCACCGATTAATTCCTCATCTAAGAATATTTGTGGAACTGTACGAGCAGTTGGAACTGCTTCTAATAGTTCTTCTTTAGTGTAGCCATCTCCAATTTTCTTTTCTTCAAATGGAATGTTACGCTGTTTTAATAATGCCTTTGCTTGGTCGCAATATGGGCAGTTGTATTTGCTCCAGACTGTTGCTTTCATTTATAACTCCGGTAATTCATCATAACTAACACTATCGCTCATTACCCCAATGACGTAGTTAGTAGATTCGTTTTCTTGTAATGCTGTTTGTTTCTTGTTGATATTTACGTGTTTGTTAAACCATGGGATTGGACTCTGGCGAGGATGTTCTTCTAGGTACTTGATACCAATTTCTTTTAATCTAGTAAACGCTGTATAATCTACGAAATCTTTTAGGATCTGTGCATTAAGTCCAATAACAACACCCTTGCTGAATAGATAGTCTGCCCATGCTTTTTCTTCATGTATAACATCTAAGTACATTTGATATACTTCTTGTTCGCAATCAATCTTAGCCTGTGCAAAACGTTCATCTTCTTTAACAACTTGCATAATTAGGAAAGCTGTCCATTCTGCATGTAAGATTTCATCTTGTAGGATCAAGCTGATAATATTACCATTACCAATATATATCTTATTTTCTACCATGGCTAAACTTGTAGCAAAGCTAACCATAAAGCGGAACGCTTCTAGTGCATAGCTAGCATTTAGAGCTAACCAAATAGCTTTGACATGTTCTGCTTCATTAATATCGCCGTCCATTTCTTTCTGGCAGTTGATTCTGTGTAGTTGTTCGTAGTACCTGCCGATATTTGCGGCCATATCTACGATTTCTTTAGTATCGTGTATCTTGTTGAATTCTTCTTTAGGTACACCGTAGACGTTGCGAATAATGTGCGAGTAAGATTTTGAGTGAATATTTGTTTCAAAGAAACTCCAATTACTGACCAATGCTTCAAGTTCTGGAATCGATATAACTGGGCTGAAAACCTGTGATGGTGCACGACCTTGAATACTGTCTAGTGCTGTTTGACGCAATAGATTACTAGTAAAAATATGTTTAACAGCATCAGATGCTTCTTTATGATCAATTTTATCTTTGGTTAAACTAATTTCTTCCGGTACCCAAAAGAAACCACGTGCTGTTTCTTCATACTTGGCAATCTTAGGATATTTTACTTCTTCGAATCGTTGGACTGTAACTGGACCTTCTGGATCCAGAAACATCTTTCTTTTGAGGTAATTAGTCTGACGACTAATGTCGTATTGTGCTTTGCTCATGTTAACCTTTTATAATTTACAACTTTCACAATCGTCATCTAATGCTTCGTAAAGCACAGCGTTGTCTGCGGTGATAATACCAGTAGCATGACCGTTCACACCAATTGTATTAGTGCTGGTTCCAGCCATTGATGCTTTCGCACCAACTTTGTTGATTAGACTATAGTATATAGTCTTGATGCCCCACTTGTAGGCTAACATTAGATTCTTAGCAATCAATGTTCCAGGAACTTTACCTTCTGCAAAATGCGCAGGATTATAAAATGTGTTAGTTGATAGACTTTGATCAATATAAGCCGCAAGTACAGCCGCGGTTTTCAAATAACCATCACAGTCTTTTTGATCCCACATTAGTTGGTAACGATTTTTTAGACGTTTGTATTCTGGTACTACCTGTACGAACGATCCTGCTTTTGATTCCTTAACAGAAATCATTTCCATTGGCATTTCAATACCGTTGGTAGAATTTAAAACAACAGAACTAGATTCAACTGGTGCTACAGCCATAAGTGTAGCATTTCTAATTCCATATTGCAACATATTTTTGCGTAGACTTTCCCAATCCATACTTGGAGTAAAATCAGTTAATTCATTTACTCCAGCATTTCTACGTTCCCAGGGAAATACGCCTTTACCATAATAAGTGTATTGACTACGTCCGCATGGGCCCTTCTCTTGGGCAAGCTCTACACTCATTTCAGTTAGGAAATATGCCTGATGTTCCATCCAGCGTTTGACTTCGGCCAGGGCGTCAGTTTCGCCGTATTTCAAACTACGTTTAGCATGCCAGTAAGCTAGGTTAGTAATACCAACGCCTAATGGTTCAAAATCTTCATTAGCAAGTTTACTTTGAATACTTAGGAAATCTTGATAGCTCAGCAAGTTACTTAAACTACGAACTAGTACACGGCATGCTTTACGCATCTGTTGTGGGTTGTTGAACGCTCCCCAATTTATGCTTCCAAGTGTACATAGGGCAATACGTCCGTTAGGGTCTTCAATTCTTTGAAAAGGTCGTGTAGGCAATAGTATTTCTTGACACAAGTTGCTTTGATATATCGGATCGGTCTTTGTATCGAACGGACCTTGATTGATGACGTTGTCGATATTGACAAGGTAAATTCTTCCTGTATCTGTACGTTCTTTTAAAATACCGTTCTTGAAGATATCCTCTGCTGATACAACTTTCTTTTTAATTGTTGGATGCTTCTCGTAATTTAGATATAACTTTTCAAATTCTGCAGAGTCGCGATAGTATGCTTGGTATAAGTCTGGAACTTCTGCGGGATTAAACAAAGTAATGTTTTCGCCTTTACGATAGCGATTCCAAAACATCTTATTGACTACGATACTGTAATCCATTTGACGAACACGAACTTCCTCAGTACCTTGATTATTTTTCAATACGATAAAGTCTTCAAACTGCGCATGCCAAACAGGTAGTGTAACTGTGCATGATGCATTTCGGATACCACCTTGCGAGCATGATCTTAAATCAGCGAACCACTTCTTTAGAAATGGGATTAGACCAGTGTGTTTTATTTCTCCATTCCTAATAGGGGCGCCTAAAGGACGTATACGACCAATCTCTAATCCAATGCCAGCACGTTTACTAGCGTACTTGGCCATCATCTCGCCGGCGGCGAAGATTGAATCTAATGTGTCGTCACTACTAATAAGAACACACGAACTAAATTGTTTAGTAGGTGTGCCAAGACCGGCCAACACAGGAGTAGCAAGAGTAAAGTGACCATCACTCGCACATTCGTAGTATTCTTTGACATATTTTAACCTCTTATCTGCGGGCTCATTATGAAATGCTGTCGCGGCCGCAATAGCATAACGTATCTGCGGTGTTTCATAAATTTGACCAGTGGCACGATTCTGTACCAAATACTTTTCAGCCAACTGGGCGATAGCCGCGTAAGTATATTCTTCGTCCTTGGCATGATCGATAAACAAATCGATAATGTTCCATTCATCCTCGGTATACCACTCTAGAAGTTCTGGAGTGTACATGTTTAGTTCTACATTCTTTTTAACTATGTCGTATAGTTTTGGTGGAGTATATGTTCCATATACTTCCTTGCGTAGCATCGATACCTTCTGGCGTCCTGCTACGTATTGATAATTTACATTGTTGATTTCTGGATTTTCTTCTTCGTCGATTAAATCTACCATCGCTTTTAATAGTAGTTCGTCAATCGTTTCTGTCGTCATTCCATCGTGTAATTCTATTTGAGCCTTGATCTCAATCATTGACGGGCTTACCCCATCTACTCCCTTGCATCCAAATGCAACTTGTCTTTGTATTTTTGCTATGTCTAGAGGCACTCTTTCGCCACTACGCTTGACAACTGTGATCATGCTTCACCTATTCTTTTTGTTATTATTTTGAAATTCTGTATACTGGAGTTGATATTTACCTAGGCCTGGTTAAGGTGACCATATTTTCAAGCCTGTATAAACTCGGTACATTATCAGCACTAATCACTTCGCCGTCGGAAAAATTCAAAACTACAGTTTCATCTATATACACTATATTATAGAGCCTATTGTGTTCATCGTCAACTAGGGTTTTGATTGTGATTGCGGAATCTTTAAAACGATCTGTATATAGCAGACTGTAGCCCATCATCACACTTAAGGTAAAATCATCATACTTATTTTCTACTATGATTTCCCAAGGAGTTGGCCAACTTACTGGATAGAATGGATCTATTTTTGCATTGTAGGGAATTAAAGGAGCCTGTTTCCAAAAAACAGCAACTTCTTTTAGTGGATTCTTGGATAACTCGAGTGAGTTCCTGAAATCAGCCCAATGGGATAACCGGTTGTCCGGATCGGCGTTGAACATTGTTAATACAACTGATAGTATTCGAATTCTAGATAGGTTTGTGTATACGGAACCAAAGCACTGATAGTCAATGCACTAGATGATGTTGTTATAGTAGCTGTAAAAACTATTTGTCCATCATTGGCACCTATGTATGTATATGTGTCTGTTACTGCAGGACCATTGCTGTTGCAGGTCACTAATAGATCGCCACGTCTAGTAACACTAGCTTGTGTGGCAATATATGATAATTTTATAGATTGATCTGTTGGAGTCTTAGCCACAGTTAATACTGGTTGAAATGTTAAGATCG